ATTTTAATATTTCATTAATTAGATTTTCATCAATAGGTATCTTCATTGTCTTATTCTCCTGCATGATTTAGGTCCAAGCTTCTTTCGATGTCGTAACCATTTTGGTTTATGTCTTCTTAATCTTCTTTTCTTAACCTGAAAGGTAAAGTGTTTCATACTAAGTCCTCTAGGTATGGTTCTTTATACATACTTGACTTCATGATCTTACCATCTTCTCTATAGATAGGCTTACCATTCTCTCCAAGCTTTGACATATTAGATGTATGTACTCTGTTAAATGCTACATCAAAGTTCCAGCCAAATGTATCAGCAAATCCTACAGCTACATATACTAGATCACAAAGCTCTTTTAGTATAGCTGCTTTATTTTGTTTGTATGATATAGCTGTTGTAACTTCATTAAACTCTTCATGTAACAGTCGTACTCGTAAAGCTTTTGTAGCATTATTACCACCAGTAATATACTCTTCATCTGTTGGATGACCAAAGGCTTTATGAAAAGATTGTAATTTATCTTGAATGGTTTCAGTTTTCATGTATATCATTCAGTATCACTAGGCTTATAGTCTATACCTAAATCTTTAAAAGTATCTTTTTCTAAGAAAATTTCTACTTCCTTTATTAATCTATTTATATACCATTGTGCTTTTTGTAAATCTTCCAGAGCAGTTCCTTTATATCTGTATCTAGAGATATACTTAATAACATTGCCTTGTAAGTATCCTTCAAATTCTGAAGGAGACATAGAATTTTTTATCATATCTATTGTTTCTATATTCCCTCTATTGTAGTGAGGTGGACTATTTATATTATCCGACATACTGTATAGAACTCCTAGTAGGTTAGCCAATTAGTGTAACTTCTTAAACTCAATTATATTATCAGAGTAAGTAATCTCTTCTGAAGGTTGAGGAAACTTAGCATTAAAAGCATACTTGCCAGATTCTCTAACAGCTTCTACAAATCCATCATCATATAGATTAGAAAGAATACCATATCCTAATTCTTTAATTAGAGATATATTATTTTCTGATTCTGATATATCAAAGATTTGAACGACGAATTGTTCTTCTTCATCTGATTCTTCAAACATAAGAATAAGACGTTCCTTAGAAGTATCATAGTCTTCGGGAGCAATTCCAAGGAACTTGAGAAAATCTTCTTGTTTAATACCCATACTTCATTAGCCTTTCAATTTGCTTTTCAAGAAACTTTTTTGTTTTAGGGCAGTGCTCTTCCATCTCTGCAATTTCTTTTGTAAGAGACTCTAATGGTAACACTACCGTACCACGACCACTTAATAATGTAATTACTTTATTAGTATCCTCCAATATTTTTTCTGAATTTTCCTTAAAGTTTAAATCAGACCAATGAGTAGTAAGAGATTTCTTTACACGAACTGTTATTATATTTTTTTCTGAAATAATTTTTTTCTCATGTATCGGTTGGATATACCAAACTTTAGGATTCATGTCAATATCTTTTTCATGTACTCTTAGTTGCAAGACTATTGGCATTACGTTTCCTCTACTCTTATAGGTCTGTAAAACTTACCACCAACATAATTGTTATAGTAAGCAGGTTCGTCTGTTCCTTCAATAACAGCAGTAAGAACTTTCAGTTTCATCTGATAGAAGCACTCATAGTATTTCAAACTTCTTTTGTTCTCATACTCTCCTATGATTTGAAAGGTAAAGTTTTTCTTACCAATCTTACCCATATCAGAATTAAGATGCTTTGAAGAACCTGTGTATGTTTCCCAACCAGAAGGCTTCTTTTTCTTAGCTCCAATATAATATTGTTTACAGCCTATATAAGCCTTCTTGGTTTTCTTATTGGTAATTCTATATACAAAACCAAACTTATAAAGATCAGGAACAAAAGGTTTTCTTTTATACACCCAATGCATTATTCAAGTTCTTCAAACTCTTCATGAACCTCAGTAAGTCTGCCTGATTCTCTACCGTAATACACTCTACAGGCTGGCCCTGTCAAGCCAGAGAACCTGTTCTTAATAACTCTTACGGTAGTAGTGTGTCTCTCTGTCTCGTCCTCATGCTGACCATTTCTTTCTAGTCCAATAACGATATCGGATAGCTGGCCTATACTGGCAGAGCCTCTGAGTTGAGACAGAGATGTTACAGCACCCTCTTCATGGCCTGTAGCAGCAGGTCTACGAAGGTGAGATACAATAAGCAGAGCAATGTCAAGCTCCTGTACAACAGTACGCATTTTGGTCATAATTTCATCAATAGCTCGACGTTCATCGGCTACATTCTGATCTGAGACTATGATACTGATATGATCTAGTACAACATATTTACAATTCAAAGCCTTGGCAAAGTATCTGATCCTGTTAAGAATAGAATCAATAGCATTTGATCCAAAGTGGTCATAAAAGAATAACCTTCCAGTGCCTAACGTATTATCAAAGTACTTCTTCAGGTCTTCACTGCCTACAGATGAGAACTCTGCTGGTAGGTGCAAGCACTTGTTAGCCTCAAGGCTCATGAAAGCAAGACCACTTCTCTTTACCGATTCTTCCATGAACATCATGCCTATGTTGTCATTTGTATTCTTAAAGACATGATAGATAAGCTCTCGTAGAAACTGAGACTTGCCTAGACCAGAACCTGCCGTAACAGTAACAAGCTCTCCCATACGAATGCCATAGGTCAAGTCCTGTAGTCCCTGATAGGGATAGTTAATGGCAGCTTCTGTAGCACCCTCAACTATGGTATCCCACATATCATTACCAGAGATGATACCATCTGGTGTGTAGGTCTTAGCAGCCCACCAATCCTGTACGAACAGGTTCTTTTTATTATTAAGAAGGTACTCGTTAGCATCTTTGTACTGAAGAGACATCACCTTTGCTTTGGGTGACAGCATCTCTGCTACTCTGGCAGATGCTTTACGTCCTGCATCATCATTATCAAAACAGATAACAATCTGATCAAAGGATGTCAGAAAGTCATAGTTATCTGTAATATCTTTAGCAGCAGATGCAGCACCATTACGAATAGATACTACAGGCCACTTGCTGCCCATAAGCTGATAGGCAGACATAGCATCCACTTCACCTTCACAGATCGTTACATACTTGCCCCCTTCTTGAAAGGCTTTCTGTCCAAACAGCATGGCACCTTTGATGTCACCTTCAGAGAAGAAGGTTTTGTTCTCAGTATTTCTAACCTTATTAGCTACATGCTCTCCTTCTTTGTTGTAGTAAGGATAGAAGTGCTTTGTTCCATTCAGCATAGCTCCATATCGTCTACAGGTATCTTCTTCAATCTTACGATCAGGAATTGCTCCTATCGTTCCCGTGCTGACAGGTCTTGTTGTTGTCATAGGATATTCTTCTTCCTCATAATTTGAATTAGGATTTACTTTATAAGTACAACCATTAGTATAACATTTTTTGTATCCGTTTGAATATACTCCTACGTTATTTTTACTACCGCACTCAGGGCAAGGCTCGTGCCTTACAAAATGAGACATACTTTATTCCCTTACACTTTCAGTTATCTCAGGAACTTTAGGTTCTCTCTCTACTGTTGTCAAATATTTAAAGCCATCCTGATATCTAAACACTCTCATATCAGGAAAGCATGTCCATTTATATGAACAATATACACAGTCTCTAGCAAGTTTCATGTTACCTACTTTACCATCTGGCTCTGGTAAATAACAGAAGTCAGGCATACTGGAACTACTAACAATATTTTTAACATCTTGAATACGACTAGTAGCATTGATTAATGTCATATCATCTAACTCAAGTAGAGCAAGCTCTCCAGAAACTTTATTCATTGCAAGAAGGTATCCAACATCTTTACCTTCTGCTTCAGCATATGCACTGACCTGTGCTATATAACCAAAGGGATCATCATATTCTATTGAGCCTGTCTTGAACTTACGAAATGCAAAGTCACTAGCAGATTTAACATCTACTATTTCTCCATCAATCTTACAATCAATGTGACCTTTTATTCCTTCAAGTTCAAGTTGCTTTTGAGGTTCTTGTATTGAGTGACCAGCTTCTTTTGCCAAGAAGAGAACCAGTTCTTCGATGATTGAACCATAGAGGAACTTGATGAGTGTAGATGGTTGATACGATCTTTCCACCTT